TGCACCAATCTGGCGACGCAGCAGGAATCATTGTGCGGCAATATCGGACCCGGCGAATACGTACGATTCGAGTTTAAGGACGCTGGAACAGGAATCGATCCCGACATCATAGACAAAATATTCGAGCCGTTTTTCACGACGAAAAAAGTGGGGGAAGGAACAGGACTCGGGCTTTCGGTTACAAAGAATATAATAGATATGCACAAGGGCTTTATATACGCAGAAACTCAGAAAAATAAAGGCACAAAATTTACCATTATTTTAAAATTAACTTCTTGTTTAATTTTTTTAACACTCTTTTTAATATCATGTTCGTTTCCTCTTTATTAAAAAAAAAAAAAAAAAAAAATATACTATAAAGAGAGGAAACTGGAATAGACTCAAGTAGATAGAGAATAGCAGAAAGGTCAATGTTTGACCCTTTGTCTCTAGACGTCATTACCTATTAACATGATAATTTGTTATTTGTTATTTGTCTCTCGTTATTTGTTCTTGACAAACTGGCTTTTATATGTTATACTATGGTTATAAACATGGAGAGTTAGATGAAAAATAAATACTGGATAGAAGTCATGTTCGAGAATGAAGATATAGCAGAACTATCCGTCGATGGACACTTATACAGATTCAAAACAGATAAGATAACACCTTTATTAAAGGACCTTCCTGAAGATGAAATAGGCTGGTTTTTCAATAGCACAAGAGATCGATATTGTGCAGAAAAACAAGACGACTACGTTATCGTCAATCCGGCTAAGATACTAGAATTATTTGGTATGCCTATATTATAAACATGGAGAAATAGAGTTATGATGAAGACCCTTACAAAATTAGACCAGGAAGTAGCTAGAACTCTAGCAATAGCCAAGGAGAAGTTTCCAGATCACTCCTTTCCTGAACCCAAGGTAAGAATGGACTTGACTGGAAAGGTAGCAGGAATGTTCCACTCAAAAGACACCTTGCTTAGATTTAACTTGGCCTTGATGTTAGAGAATAAGGAAGATTTCCTCTTCTCTACAGTTCCACATGAAGTGGCTCACTTTGTAGTAAATATTATTGCTCCATGTAGTCCACCACATGGAACAGTATGGCAAGCAGTTATGAAACTCTTTGGAGTTTCTAATCCACAAACTTGCCATAGCTATAAAGTTCCACCACCAAAAAGAAGAAAGAAGCCCTACATTTATCGCTGTTCTTGTCAGGAACACTCTTTCACAGAACAAAAGCATAATTATGCAAGAAGTGGGATAAGCTATACCTGTAGAAGATGTAAAGGAATATTATATTATAAAGGTAAAAAGGAGGAATAAAATGAGCTATGCTGGATTAATAACTGTAATAGGTATTGTATACACTTTAGTGGTTGGAATAGTTGTTGGTACAGAAGTTCAATTTCTATTCTCTATTATAGTTGATGCCTTGGAAATCATTGCTAAATAGAGGAAAATAAAGAAAGGAAAAGAAAATGTTAACTGCCCTAGCAATCACTTGGTTCTTCAGTGAGATCTTCCTCACTCACCCTTTTACAAGTTGCCTAGACTTTGTCTTTCTAGTTATCCTCGCTGGGATACTGGATTATGGTATTTGGGAGCTGGGAGATAGCTAAATAGAAAGGAGGAATATTAAATGAAAGTAATAGGTGTTATTGGTACTAGATCTAGAAACACATTAGAAGACTATATCAAAGTCCATAGAAAGTTTCTTGAACATTATGAACCAGGTGATTCAATTTGCAGCGGTTTATGCCCAAAAGGTGGGGATAAATTTGCTGTATTGATTGCCGCCGAATTAAAATTATCAAAAGAAAAACGACTATGGTTTCCTGCCAACTGGAAAAAGTTTGGAAGAGCTGCAGGTTTTATAAGAAACATAGATATAGCAAAGAATTCAGATATATTAATTGCTTGTGTTTCTAAAGATAGAACGGGCGGAACGGAAGATACAATCAAGAAATTTCTTAAAGATAAAGATGAAAATTGTTTAATTCTTGTCTAAATAGAAAGGAGAAAGAAATGGCACTTGACCCAGGTATCAAGTTATTACTGCAATATAGAAAAGAATTCCTCATTGCTAAAGCTAAAGAAGTAAACTTAGAATCTACAGGGACTAAGCTAGAACTTGCTGTAAGGATAGCTAAGTCTCAGGAAGAGGAAGCTTCTAGATTATGGAGAAGTATTTCTGGCTCTTAAAGAAAGGAGGAATAAAAAATGAATAGAGAACAAGTTAAAGAAATTTTTCAAGCAGCCTTAAAGTTAAAGTTAGGAGACTCCATGGCTATTGAAGTTCCTTCCAAAGGGCAAGGACTCTCCCTCAGGACAATGTTCTATAGAGAAAGAATGGAATTTCTTAAAAGAGGAGTCGAAATGAATGTTTCCCTCTCTTCTATAATACAAAGAGAGGAAGATAAACAATGGCTGGCTATTTTTACTTACGAAAAACCATTCAAAATAACTATCTATAGAGAAGATGGTTCATCTGAATTGGTAACACTAAAAGAAAAGATAGCTCCTGTTTCAGAAGAGGAAGTTCCAGATGATATAATGGAAATTCTTGAGAGGCATAGAAAAAGGAAGGAAGAAAAGAATGAATAAGCCTCATAAAGAAAATAAAAATTTAACTTGGGATGAACTAGCAGATGATTATGATGCTTGTCATTCTGGGCGTCCAGCAAGAACCTTACCACTAGATTATGTTTTTGATTGGGCTGAAGAAGAAACAAACAGATATAGAGTTACAGAAGAAGGAACTATTTGTTATAGAACTAAGTAAAAAGGTCAAAAATTGACCTTTCTTGATGGCAAACTATTTCCCAGTTTTAACCATCTATTTCCCAGTCTCTATTGACAAATGTCCAAGGATATGGTATAATATAAAGAAAAGGAGAACAAAATGGCTTTATCTGAAATGAGTATTCACTTAATGAATAGAGAAATTCCAGAGGTTGAGGTTCAAGAATACAGCAATTTTTGTGTTGTAAAAATTGGAACTGATCTAAAGGTTATGTATTTTCTCTATTCTCCCCAACAAGTAACGAACTTTAAGAATAATCTTCTATGGGCCTTTGAAAAGCCTGTAAAAATAACAGAATGAATCCCAGGCAGCCATCAAGAGTTTATCTGGTCGTACTCCTGGCCCTTACGGGCTTCGGCTGGAGTTTTGCTCGGATGAGCTGCCTTTTCTTTTTAAAGGAAAGAAAATGAATAATATATCTAAAGAAAAACTAGGTCCAATGAAGTGTATTCACTTGAACCCTGAAAAGGATAATATAGTAGAATACTTTCATAAGAGACATTTCCACAATCTTTATACACAACCAAAGTTGAATGGAATTCGAGCCCTTTGGTATCATGGAGATGGTCTTTATACCAGGAACAATAATCTCATTACTTCTGTCCCTCATATAGTTGCAGGGCTAGAACTATTCTTCCCTGATGCAGACTTAGATGGAGAGCTCTTTCACCCTACTATGTCCTTTAATGATATAAATGGAGCTTCTAGAAGAATAAAGCCTACTTTTAATTCCTTAAAGCTAGAATATAATATCTTCGATCAACCTACTAAAGGAATATCCCAGCGAACTAGATTATACGAAAATACATACAAATTGAATGAACTCCCTGAGAACTCTTTTATTAAAGAACTTCCTTTTTCTATAACAACCCCTGGTCATTTAGACTATTTCCTTCGTCTTTATCTAAGTCAAGGACTTGAAGGAATCATTGTAAGAGCGCCAGATTCTCTCTATAGACCAGGAAGGCACGTTGGGAATCTCTGGGCAATTAAGCCCAGCTATGAAGTAGAAGCTCTATTCCTGGGCTTTCTTCCTCCAGGAGAGGATACTTCTCTCCACTTGGATACCTTTGGAAGTTTACTTCTAAAACTCCCTAACAACGGAAGGACTTTCTCTTGCTCAGGAATAAATGAAATAGAAAGGGTAAGACTTTGGAATGATCCTCCCAAGGAGGGAACCTGGATAACAGTTAAATTTGGAGCTTGGTCTTCTACCCACCCAGACAAAGCTGTTCCTATCTTTCCAAGGTTTAAAGGAGTAAGGTGGGATAAGTGAAAATAAAGTTTTATCCAAAACACTCCTCTGGAATAGATAAAGATGCAGGATTCTCAGCAAACGAAATAAAAAGAGGTATTCACTGGCTTTATGCTGACATTGAATGTCCACACTGTGGAAAACTCCAAGCTGTTGCTAACACTAACTACCTTGGTGGACCTTGTATTCGTTGTGGTAAGCCCACGAGTGGAGAACAAGATGAAGCTCTATAAAGGTTCCTTCAACTACTACGGAGAGACAATAAATCTTTGGACTCATGCTCACTCCAAGGAACAAGCTTTTACTTACTTTATAAAGGAAATAGCTTTTCAAGTAGATAGAACTAGACTCTCAGTATATAATTACTTCCATTCTGGAAAAGATAACTATCTTATAGAGGTAAAAACAAAGGAGAAATAAATGGAGCGGACATGGAAGGTAGTAGATACACTCAATCTAGATTCTTGCAACTGCAAATGCTTAGTTTGTGGAAATGAGTTTATTTCCATTGGAGAGGGACATTTTAATATGAAGCTTATAAAATGTCCAACTTGCAACCAACAAGTTTGGGTTCCAAGATGCCCAAATGGCTGCCCTTCATTTAAGGAGAAAGAGAAATGACACCAGAACTAGAAACTTTATTAAAGAATGTATTTAGTGTTGATACTGAAGCAGGATACAGATTAAGATACCATATAACTAGAGCTCTAGCTTGTGGAAAGTATGCAAGAGCAATAGCATTTAATTCCACTCCTATGGAGTGTGAGCTGGCTGATGTATTCGTTTGGAATTGTACTTTTGAAGGTGAATCATACTGGGTGGACATAGAGGGTTTATTGAATACTATATGAAAAAGCTCCCTGAATACACAACACCAGATGGATTTAGATGTCCTGAGTGCGGAGAACTTTGTCAAATTATTCCACTAAGGAATGATTTTGATTATGCAGGTACTCACTGTACAGATGGACAAAGTGGGACTCACTATCCAGATAACTGGGGAGAGCCTGTCTCAGATTGCTGTGAAGCTTCTATTCCAGAAAGGTCAACTTTTGACTCTATGGCTGAATAAAAAGAAAGGGAGAACAAATGTTAACTGAAAGAACTCTAAAATTGTGGAGAAAGGAAGCCTTAATAGATACAGGAATAAAGGAAGGCGCCTTAACTTTACATACTCCTGCCAGGATAGAGCTAAACAGACGTATCCTTTGTGCAACACAGGAACTACTCGATGCACACTTAATAAGGAGTGGACAAGTAAGTAAAGAGAAAGAGAATGACAAAGCCTAATCCACTAAGTTATAGTTGGTTTCAACAAGCTTTAGAGTTAAAGGATGAAGAGGAAATCTTCGTCCCTGTTTCATCCAGGATAGAGCAAAAGGCTCTAGTCAGAGATATAAAGAAGGTTATTCTTGAATATAGTGTTGTTGATAAAGTCCAAGCTTCTAGGATAGATGTCTCTGGAGTTTTTCAAGAGGGTAAGATGTGGGTTAAGCTCTTCATCAAGATTACTTCCCCCCTTGTAGGCTTTAAAAGGGGGAGTAACGGAAAGATGAAGAGGATTGTTCTTCAAGATGAAGGAGAGAGAAAGAGACAGATTAAGTTAATGCTTGATGATGATATAACTAAGGAAGAAATAACACAAAGAATGAAGCTTTCTCTTTCTGAGCAAGAATATTTGCTTAACATTTGATTTAAAAAGGACTAAAGAATGTCTACATCATATAAACCTTTAAGTGAATCTTCCAGCAGGAATAGACCTTGCTTAAAGTGTTTTCACTGTAGAACGCAGACATTTCGAAGCTTAAAAAAGCTAGAAAACTTTTGTAAAAGACGAGAGCTCCACTATCGCATACCTTGGAAAAGACGAATCTTAAAGGATGGAGAAGTACAGATTTATTGGTGTACTAAGTTTCATGGAGGTCCAAGGATATATCGAGTATGCGATCCTCCTTTTATAGCTGACTGTATATTTTTCAATGGAGGAGACATTGATGGAACCATCTAAGGTAGAAGCTTCCTTTAAAGAAGGAAGAGTTCATAGTTTTTTAACTGGTTTAATAGAGTTATGTTCTAAGCACCATGTTTCTATAATAGAGAATCAAGGTGAATATATGGTGGAGTTCCACAACTGGGATTGTTTCTTTGGATTGGAAGCTAATCCTGAAGATGCCTCTCTATACTGGCCAAGGATTCAAACTGATATAATTGTAAGGAGGAAGAATGAACAGCGGAAGAGCAAAGAAAATAGCTAAGGAAGTCTATGGTGATCTAAGTAGAAAAGGCGCTAAGTATTTTAAGAATCCTGGAACGGGACAAATAGTTCGAGAAGATTTAAGGAGAAGATATCAAGATACGAAAAAGAATTATAGTAAACCTGGAAGATAAGTGTTGCAATCTGGATTGATGTATGATATAATGTTCATATGATCATGGAGCACTTTCATATAGTCTTACCGAAAGGGTATAAACAAGTTCTCAAGATAGCTGCTGCAAAAGCAGCAATTTCAATGTCAGAGTTGGTTCGACTAGCTCTAGATAATCACCTAACACAAGGGAGCCTTGCTCCCCAAAGGAGTAGTAAAAATGGCAGCAAAGCGTATGACAAAAGTGATTGAAGGAACAATCCTTAAGATTAAAGAGATTGAAAGTAACCAGGATAGGAGTTACGACTTTGCTAAGCTCCCCCCTGACATTCAGACTAAGTTCGGTCCCTTTGGCTTATCCCACAGAATTGGCGATGCCGCTGCTGGTAAGAAGGGAAAAGAAGCAGTCGATGCAATGGATAAGGTTTGGAAGGGTCTGGTAGATGGAAATTGGACTGTCCGTGCTCCCGCCGGTGAGAAGCTCACCAAGAAGGGCCTCACTGACAAGATTGACCAGATGAATCCGAAGGAGCAAGCAGCTGCAAAGGCCCTCCTGGAGAAGCTGGGATTGTCCCTGTAGCATTTCAAGTTTGTAATATCTCATTGAAAGGAGTTGCCATCCGAGTGCTACCTCAGCGAAGCTTAACTCTAGAGGCTGCGTGAGAAGGAATGTGGCAAGTAAGTGCGCACACAGTTGCGAGGGCTGCGAAGAAAGCACGGTAAATGAGATGTTACTGTTTAATTCCCTTGAACTATTATGGCAAGTTGAAGGCAATAGGGAGCCTCGTAACTTGTCAAGCAATAGTTCATTTATTGAGAGCGAGGCTATGATTCCCTTTGTGGTGGGCGAAGTGCCCCTTGAAGCCTACTGCTCAATAGTCTGTGGACAAAATAAAGTCTTGAGTGAGCGAATAGGATAGCATTGATACTCAAGTCTGACAGTAATGTCATCCTAGTGATCGGTCCCACCAGTCGCCGACAAACCAGCAAGCGGGGTGGAAAGCCCTGCCTTTAACTATTTATCTTATATAAAAGGAGAAAGATAAATGCCAACTCAAACTTTTAAACTCCCCACACCAGCTCAAAGATGGGCACAAAGACGAAACTTTTACTTATTTAAACTTAAAGGTGCCAGAGGTTCATTGAATCCTCCTAGTAGCTTGCTCGATGCGCAGCTTTGTGAACTTGCACATCAAGCAGAAAATATAATCCAAAGAATGATTTCACGAGTAGAAAGATTTAACTCGTCTTACGAAACTCGTGTATGGAGGAGCAATGACTAAGCAAATTCTAGAACTAGATAATACTTATAGGTCTAACTTTCACCTCTGCAAGCGAAAATACTTTCTCACTAAAGAACTAGGCCTCATTCCTACAAGGGGATCAGTTGCCTTAAGATATGGCTCAACTTGGCACGGCTTTATAGAGGGTTACTATAGCCATATTAAAGAAAATGGCTGGTCTCGTGATGGAAAGGCTATACAACAGGCAGCTGAATATGGCGCAGCCGTTTGGCAGCATGAAACTGAAGCCTATGGTCAGACTTTTGATGAGACTGATTATAGAACTCTAAAGAATGCCACAATTGCTTTCCTAGAATATTGCACAGAATTTCAACATGACTATAACATGCTCAAAGTTATAGAAACAGAGCAGATGTTTGACTGCTCCATGGAATTGACTAAGAGCGAGAAGAAATATTTTCCTAATTTGGCTTCTCTCGAAATCCACTTCAATGGTCGTCTTGATGTTCAGATTGAATTATCAGGTATGCCCTGGATACTCGAAGCTAAGTCGACTGGTCAAGCTATCAGTACCCAGGGAGGCAGACTCCATAGGAGCCCTCAAATTGTTGGCTATTCCTATGCTGGGCATCATGCCCTAGACTTTCCTACTGAAGGCTGCATGGTTGACATTCATCAGCTTTCCTCAAAAAGGAAACAAGATGGGGAGTGGGGAAAGATGACAAAAAAGTTTCAAAGATTCCCTCATATCTTTACAGAGGGAGACTTAGAAGCCTGGCGAATGAGCTTCCTTGCTACTTGTTCTGAGTTAGTAGAATATCAAAAGAAGGATCTTTGGCCTATGCAGTTTGACAGCTGTTACCAATTCGGAAGGTGTCAATTCTGTAATATTTGTGAAAGGAATGAGCCTTTAGAAAGAGTAAGAGATGATATAGAGGAAGGTTATATCCCAGAAGGATTTCTTATAAACAAGAAAAACTTCCTTGACCTCTCAACAAAAAGGTTCATAGAAAAGTTAAAAGTGGAAAATGCTAATCGAGCTGAGAAGCAACCAGAAAGGTCAACCTTTGACTCTTCTGCTTAAATAAATAGGAGAACAAACATGAAAGATAAAGATCCATGGTCAATGGAGAAGTTTATAACTACAGCAATAGCTTTAGTAGTTACAACATTAATTCTTACAATTGGTAGTTGTGGTATGCATACTGACTATAGAATAGCAAAGGCTATTGAACAAGGAAACGATCCTATTTTAGCCAGATTTGCTTTCTCAGATGATGGATGTGATGAAAGATTGCTGTATATAGCTAACAAGGAGAAGTAGTATGGCTAATGCTAAAAATGTAACTATAGATACTGAATTCTTCAAGGCCATGTTAATTGGAACCTATGGCACAGGCAAGTCCGTCTTCGCTAGTTCCTGTCCTACTCCAGGCTTCATCTTCGACTTTGATGAAGGGATAATTACTTATAAAGGACTGAACTTTGACTATGAACAGTATAGCGATGACTGGCAAGGCTGGATTAAGTTTGAGAAAGATTTAATTCGAGTTAAGAAAGCTATAGATGAAGGTGAATATATTACTGTAGTGGTGGATTCTACCTCCAGGATGACTGACCTTGCTATGGCTCGAGCTATGCAACTCGATCCTAAGAGAAGTCCAACGGGAGGGCCTATCTGGAACGTTCACTTCATGATGGTTCGTAACCTTATGGAAGGCAAGCTCAGGCAGATAGTCAACCTTCAGTGTAACGTGATTATAATCAGTCACATTGATATTGTGAAGGATGAAAAGACTGGAAATATTATAGATATATCTCCTCTCTTAACTGGTCAGCTTAGGGAGAAGATTCCTGGTGCCTTCCAAGAAGTCTACTATTGTACTACTAAAAGAGTTGGTCAAAATACAGAATGGATGATTCAAACTGTTCCCATTGGCTACACTAAGGCAAGGAGTAGATTGAGTGGAAAGACTCATCTTCTCCCTGACTTTCTGCCGAATAGTTATGATGCTGTAATGAAAGCATTGAAGAGAGAGAAAGCTTTGAAAGGGAAGAAAAAATAATATTAACCTTAACTTAAGAAAAGGAAAGAAACAGATGACTAGGACTAAGAAAGATGAAAATCCTGAGGACAGCTACGAAAACGAGACAGAACAAGGATATCAAGGAGTAGACGATTTCAATATTGAAGAAGATTTCCAGCCTATTCCTCTAATCGCAGAGGGTTACTACAACGCTGCTGTAACTGATGTTAAGTTTAATAGTGAAGACAAGACAATCGATTGGTCATTCACGCTCAATAATAATGGAGGAGTAATGAGTGATGGAGAGACTCCTATTGATGGTTCAGTTCACACCTATCGCAACTGGCTACCTAAGCCTGGCGATGAAGTTGAAATGACCAAAAAGGGTACTCAAACGAAGAGGCAAGCCAAAATCAACATGATGCATGACTTTGCTTAAGTCATGAAAATTACTATGACCACTCCAAAGCAAATCCTCGAAGCGATTGCTAACTCTGACTGGATTGGAATTGAAACTCAGGCTAAGATGGAAATTTGTACCTGGAAAGGTCGCACCTTCAACAATGTTGATAGAGTAGCTGCAGTCTAGCAATGAAGCTCTATAACCTTTTCCCTAACTTCACTAAGCTCTCTTATCTTGAAAGAGTGGAATTCCTTCGCTCCTATAGGACTAAGAGAGCTAGGGAGTTAGAGGAAAATATAAAGAATAAAAAAGGAAGTAGCAGAATAGCTCTTTCGGATGAAGAGAAAGCTTTAATCAAAGCTCTAGGGATTACACAAAAAGACTTAAAAGCCCTAAAAGGAAGTATAGAAAATGAACAGTAATCAAGCAATACTTCAGAAACAACAACCACAACAACAGATAAAGGTTAATCTAGAGGAACTGGAACGTATCAAGTGTGAATTTTGCGAAGGAGAACACTTTGATCTCGTCTGGGCCATTCATAAAGTACCTGCTATGTTAAGTCAAACGGGGAAGGTTTCTCTGTTTCCTATTGCTTTTTTCAGGTGTGTAGAGTGCGGAAAAGTAACCAAGATAATTCATAGTAAATGAACCAGAAAGGTCAACATTTGACTCTTTAGACTGAGCAATATTGACGGTAATGATGATATTTAATTCGCCCGTGTCGGGCCACACATCGTCGCTACGGCGTTTAAAAATTTTATGTGGGTCCACCTACCCATAAAATTTACGGCCCGTAGAGGACAAATCTGGGTATCAAACCAGAAAGTTCAACATTTTACAGAAAGGTCAATAATTGACTCTTTCCACTGGATAACAATATGATTATAGACGAAGATAAAATCTTTTATTCTCCTCCTCAAAATATAGTAGTCCACGAAGACCTCCCTCGTTATAGAAGGGACTCCAAAAAAGTAAAGGAGTTACTTGCATCTATCCTTGAGAAGAAGCAACTCCACCCCATTATAGTGACGGAAAAGTTAGAACTCGTTGCTGGTGGGAGAAGGTTAGCAGCTTGCCTACTTGGTGGCATCAATGTAAGATGTATGTATAAGGGAAATCTAACTCCAATCCAGATGAGAGAGATTGAGCTAGAGGAAAATCTTCAAAGGGAGGACCTCTCTCCTGCCGACGAAGCAGATGCTATTGCAGATCTTCATGAGTTGAAGCAAAAACTCTATGGAGAAACTTCAAGTGGAAGGGAGGGAGGCTGGAAGCTAAGTGATACAGCCGAGGCAATAGGAAAGTCAAAGGGAACTGTCATAGATAATATTGCTATCTCTGCTGCACTAAAGGACTTCCCTGAGCTTCGCTCGCTCAAGACACAAAAAGCTATAAAGAAAGCAGTAAAGGGTTGCCAACAAGTTGTCGATCATGCCTTGGCAGTTCAGGAATGGGAAGTTCTTCTTGAAAAGGAAAGTAAAGTTGAGCTCCTGCTCAAGGAAGCTTCCATTGATATGAAGGAGCAAGAAGATAAATCTATAGATATTCTCCTAACAGATCCTCCATACGGAATAGAGATAGATAAGATAGCTACTTCTATTGGCAATTCAACTGGAGGTTTCTCTACGAGTGGATATAAATTTGATGACTCTACAGAGAAAGCTCTAGCTCTTTATAAAACTCTTGCAGGGGAGTCCTATCGCTTTACTACTGAAAGTGCTCATGCTTATATATTCGTTGCACCAGAATTCTTTTCTCTTATAAGGGGAATGATGATTGAGGCTGGTTGGGATGCATATATCAAGCCTATGATTTGGATTAAACGAGAATCTGGTCAATGTAATATGCCAGAAAGATGGCCTTCCTCTTGCTATGAAATGATCCTTTATTGTAGAAAGGCTACTTCAAAGTTGGTGGTACAAGGGATGCCTGACTGGATTCAAGAGGATCCTGTTCTAGAGAGTAAAAGGATTCATCCTACTGAAAAGCCAGTTTCTCTTTTGAAAAAACTTCTTAGAAGAGTTTCTCTTCCAGGCCAGAAACTCTATGATCCATTTACTGGTAGTGGCGCTGCTTTAGAGGCTGGGTTAAGCCAAAAGCTAATTGTTAGAGGATGTGACGAAAAGGTAGAGGCTTATAATACAGCTAATAAAAGAATTGCTGAATATTTGAAGGGAGAATGATGAAAAGAATTTCCCTCACACAAAAAAAGTTCGCTTTAGTAGATGATGAAGATTTTGAGAGAGTAAATCAATATAACTGGCATGCTCAATGGAGTTCAGTTACAAAAAGTTTTTACGCTAGAAGAATAGATTATTCTAATAATAAGGCAGTGATTTATTTAGCTCGTTTTATAATGAACTTTCCTAAAGGTAAAATTGTAGATCATAAAAATAAAGACACACTTGATAATCAAAAATATAATTTACGAGTATGCTCTGACAGAGAAAACAGTGCTAACAGTAAAAGTAGAAAAGGAAAATCAAAATATAAAGGAATAACATGGCATAAAAACTCAAAAAAATGGCAAGCAAGAATAAGAGTGGAAGATATTTTTGGGCAAGTCTCCAGAATAAGTTATGGTGAATTTGCTGCTCTGAATTTTCCTGGGGAAGGGGAAACAGCATGCATGTGAAAACCTCCGGACCAGTTACCGCTGATATCATGCTACTTGGAGAAGCTCCAGGGATTGAAGAGGATAGAACAGGTAAGCCTTTCGTCGGAAAAGCTGGGAATACCTTAAATACTCTTCTTTCTCAAGCAGGTATTATAAGGTCACAATGTTTAATAGCCAATGTTGCTCGTGAAAAAGCACCTGGAAACGACATGAAGCATTATTTTGTAGATAAAGGCTGCAAGATACCAACTCCCAGGATGCTCGAATATATAGCTACTTTAAAGAAAGAGATAGAAACATACAGGCCTAATGTTGTTGTAGCAATGGGCAATACTGCTCTTTGGGCATTGACTGGAAGGAAAGGAATAAAGCATGCTAGAGGATCAGTCACTACCTCTACTCTAGTTCCAGGACAAAAGCTGGTTCCCAGTTATCATCCTCAAGCAGTAGGCTACGATTGGAGTCTTGCTACTACAGTAGTGATGGACCTGAAAAAGGCTCTATATCATTCTGGCTTTCCAGACATTCCAGAAGATAGACGCCAACTTATAATTGACCCAACTAAAGCTAATTTCATAGAGTTATGCCAGCGTCTCCTGGATGAAAAGGAGCCTGTCGCTGTGGATATAGAAGCCGTTCAGGCTCATATCAATAGAATAGGTTTTTCTAACTCTCCTGTCTGGGCATTCACCCTTGGCACTTTAAAGGGAAAGGTTCCTCTATTTCCTGAAAGAGATGAGCTAGAAATCTGGGAGTGGATAGGAAGAGTTATTTCAGAACTCCCAATTATCTACCACAATGCCACTTATGATTTGTCAGTTCTCTTTCTAAGGAACGGAATCCCCACTTATAATCTCTATATGGATACTTTAGTGGCCGCTCATAATCTGTGGCCAGAACTTCCAAAGAGTCTAGAGTATGTAACAAGTATTCTCCTCGATGTACCAGCATGGAAGCATCTTTCTGAGACTGCTCCAGGAGAATATAACGCTCTAGATGCTCTCAACACAAAGTGTATTGCTCCTATTATGGAGAAGTTACTGAAGAAGAGAGATCTCTGGGAGACCTTTCAAAGGGAGATGTCTTGGATTGAGCCAGCCTCTATGCTTCAACTCCAAGGACTCTTCGTTGATATGAAGAAGAAAGAGGAGTTAGTTGTAGAAGCAAAAAAGAATCTAAAAGAAGTAGATGCAGAACTCCTAAAGTTGGTGGGCAAAGAAGTAAACTATAACAGTCCTGCTCAAGTTAAGAATCTCCTCTATATAGATCTTGAATTACCTCCTCAATATAAAAGGAGAAAGAGTATTCGTGAGAAGCAGAAGCTTACTACAGGAGAGGATGCCCTTAAAAAGTTAGCGAGGATGCATGAAGTTCCAGCTTTTATCATAAAGAGAAGAAAAGCATCTAAACTTATATCCACCTTCCTTGATATTTCAGTGTCCCCTGAGAATAGAGTTCATTCTTCTTATAATGTAACAGGAACAGGTTTTGGAGGAAGGTGGTCCTCCTCTAAATCAATTATACTTTCCTATGGTCCAGGCAATCTACAGAATATTCCTAAGGAAGCTAGGACTCTCTATACTGTTCCTAAGGGATACGTTCTACTAGAGGCAGATTATATTCAGGCTGAGGCAGTTGCAGTAGCCTATCTCTGCTTAGATACAGTCTTGATGAAGCTTTTCAAGGATGCCTTTGGAATGTCTGGTTCTGAACGGGCTAAAGGTTACGACGTTCATAGATATACTGCTGCTCTCATGTATGATATTCCCTTGGAGGAAGTAACTAAGGAACAAAGAACAATAGGGAAAACCATGCGCCATGCAAGCAATTATGCAAGCGGCCCTGGAGTCCTTGCTAATAAACTTGATATTTCTATGGCTCAAGCTAAACCCCTCTTAAAATTATATTTCCAGAAGAACCATCTCCTTCCTATCTGGCATAAGAGAATCCAGATGCAGCTTAGGCAAGATAGAACTATGATTAACCTCTTTGGAAGGAAACATAAGTTTCTAGATAGATGGGGAGACTCTTTATTCAGGAGCGCTTATGCTTATATTCCACAGTCCTCTATTGGGGAACTCTTAAATATATCTCTGAGAGAGACTTATGATAAATTAGGAAATGATATCAGAATATATCTTCAATTGCATGATGCAATCTATTCTCTTGTTCATCACAGTGAGACTATAGATATAATGAAGGAGCTAAGGAAGATAATGATTAAGGAAGTTCCAGTTGGTAGGGAAACTATGAAGATAGATGTAAGTTTCTGTGTTGGCGATAATTGGGGAGAAATGAAGGAGCAAGATATCTCATGGCTATAGAAGAATTATGGAAATTCTTACCTTTTAGGAATGTATATGATTATGAAGTATCCAATAAAGGAAATATCAGACGAAAAGGTATCCTATTAAAGCCTTTTGTTGATACTAATGGATACTTCTACATAAATCTTTATTTTGGCGTCAAGGAAGCCTGGAAGATTGCTATGCATTATTTGGTCTTGAGAACTTTTACAGGACCTGCTCCAGAAGGTTTAACAGAAACAAATCATAAAAATGGTAACAAGCAAGACAATTGTCACGATAATCTAGAATATTGCACTCGAAGCTACAATGCTCTTCATGCATGGAGAACTGGGTTGCAGACCAAAGGCCACAGTGGGAAGCTTAAATCTGGAGAAATATGGTTAATTCGAAGACTGGCTGGAAGATTTCCACAGCACTTTATAGGAAAGATGTTTAAGATAACTCAATCTATGGTAAGTCGAATTGTATCACGAGAATGTTATTAAAGACAATTGGGGAGATGACTGAACAGGATATAAGCTGGAGATAACATGGAATTAATGAGTAGCACTAGACAAAATCTCATAATAGCAGTGAAAGCTCTTAAAGAGATAAGAGACACTCAAGGAAAGGTCTGTGATAACTTTGAGCTCTGCAATCATAAAGCTTGTCATAGTAGTTATACTTCTTGGGCTATTGCAGATAAAGCTCTATCTGAATTATCTTTTTTGGAGTAAAACAAATGACTGATTCTGTATTATCAGGTATTCTAAATTCTCGAAGCGGTGATTATTTTGATAAAAGAACACAACAATACTTATGTATTGCTTTTGAACAAAACGGACCAAAAGTCGTTGGTGGTTACTCCGCATCAGCATGTCAGCAATGTCCCGGATTTCAAAATCTTGCTAGCAAAAGGATTTGGGCTGCATATTTAGAAGAATGTTATATAGATGAAAGTAAGACTACATCTAAGCTATCTTTTCAAGAGTAAATAATTAAATGAGAGAGCTAACGAACTGGGTTGACTCCTATGTACTGTATATGAAAAACACTGAATCTGCTAAGCACTTTCATCTATGGACAGCTTTATCTACTATAGCTTCTTGTCTAAGAAAGAAAGTATATCTTTCTATTGGCAGGATTAGTATATATGCTAACATGTATGTAGTTTTTGTAGGCCCAGCCGGTGGACCAAGGAAATCTCAAGCTATATCTTTTGGCACGGAATTCCTTAGTCAAATTCCAGATATTGTTACTTCTGCAGATGCTATCACTCCCCAGGCCTTGATAGAGGATTTAGAGAAGAGTGCAATAGATGAGCAGATGCCGGATGGCACTACCTATCAACATGCATCTTTGACAGTGACAAGTAAGGAATTTGAATCTTTCCTTGGAGCTAAGATTGAGAATACAAAGATGATTACTTATCTCACAGATCTCTTCGATGCTCAAAAAATTCCCTGGAAATACCGAACTAAGCACGCAGGGAATAATGTCATTCCTTCTGTGTTCTTAAATCTACTCGCTGCCACTACACCAGAAAGTATAGCTTCTTCTCTACCTAGTTCAGCAATAGGAACAGGACTCACTTCAAGGATTATGTTTATATGGGCTGATAAAAAGGATAAGAAAGTTTGCTATCCAGAAGAAACTCTTGAGGAAGTAATTTTAAAGGAGAAGCTTCTAAAGGATCTCTATCTTATAAGTAGAATGGTAGGGGAGTTTACTTTTTCCTCTGATTGTAGAGTTAAATTTGAAGAGTGGTATAATGCTTACGAACCAACTAGCCATGATAGAATCTGCAAGGATGAAGCTTTCACAGGTTGGTATGAGAGGAAACCTCTCTATGTATTAAAACTCTCTATCATCTACTCCGCTGCTACCTCAGCTAATATGATTGTAACTTGGCAGCATATTCATAGTGCAATAGCAACTATAGAAGAAACAGAAATCCTTATGCCGAACGTGTTTAAGGCTGTAGGAAGGAGTACTATAGCAGCAGATGTAGACCTTGTAGTTGAAATAATAAAGACTAGAAAGTGGATAACAGAAAAGCAATTACTGTCTTTGGTGTGGAGGGACATTGACAGTAATAAATTAGACAACGTCTTGGCTACTGGAATAAGAGCTGGAAAGTTTAGGCGAAGTTACGAAGGTCCCAAGGGGGAAATAGGAAATATCTGGTATAAAACTACAGATTAACTTTAAAGGAGACAAACAATGTCAGTAGAAAACTGTGGTGTCAATCAAGTAAAAGAAGGACAAGTTAATCAAGAACTCAACGATGCAGAAAATGCTGCTAATCGATTGGAAGCAAAAATTGAAGAGCTAGAGAAGCGACTCTCTGGAGTCTCGCATCCAGATGAAGGAGCTGTTCCTTGTGATGCAAAAGAAGCAGAAAGAGCTCTTGTACCTTTAGCCAGTCGTATAAGAGACCACTACAAACTTCTACAAAATCTAGGAACTCATGTTGGAACCATGCTGGACAGATTAGAGATCAGATAAAAGAGTCAATAATTGACTTTTCTGGAAGGTAACAAGATGCTTAAAATTTATCTAGGTAGTCCATATACTCACAGTGATCCTAAAGTAATGGAAGAGAGATACTTAGCTGCCTGCAAAAAAGCTGGACAACTTGCTAATGAGGGTTTTTATGTTTACTCTCCAATAGTTCACTGGCATCCGGTTGCTACTCTCTATGAATTGCCCAGGGATTGGGAGTTCTGGCAGAAGCTGGATAGAGAATCCATACAACTTATGGATGAAGTATGGATTCTTAAATTAGAAGGATGGAGTATTTCTGTTGGCTTAGGCAATGAAATACTCCTGGCTAAGGAATTCAATAAGCCATATATTTTTATAGACATTTAAACAGAGAAATAACAATGAAAGAGATTCTCTTAACTCAAGAACAGGTTGCTCTAGTAGATGATGAAGATTTCGAGTGGTTAAATCGATATAGCTGGCAAGCTAGTTGGAGCAAGTGTACTAAATGCTTTATTGTAACAAGAAGAAACAAAAATAATAATAGAATAACCAATATAGCTCGCTTTATAATGAATTGTCCTGAAGATATGATGGTAGATCATAAAGATCATAATACATTAAATAACCAAAAACAGAATCTGCGTATATGTACTTCACAAGAGAATAATCGAAATCGCAGAAAACGTAGCCATTGCACATCTAAATATAAAGGGGTTTATTGGATGAAGCATCGAGCAAAATGGAAAGCTCGAATACAAATAGTTGATTTTCTAGATCAGAAATTCAATCGAACTCTTGGTAGTTTCAATACAGAAAAAGAGGCTGCTTTAGCTTACGACAAAGCAGCTTCTAAAGAGTTTGGAGAATTTGCTTATCTTAATTTTCCTTAATCATGATCCCATGCCGGTACTCCAAACAAATAGCGAAGTTTACTGTCACGATACCTATCAGGAATATCGTTTTCGGTTAACCTAATAGCCTTCTTGAAGTTAACTGGAATAGGAGCCGGTACTCCTTTTATTGTACTATCAAACCATGAATTAAAGAAAGTCGATACTAAGAATTCATCATAATCTTCGTCCATGAATTTAGAGTAAGTCTCCAAACTTGCATTAACTAAGGGTGAAGCTCCTATAGCAATATCTCTTTTTTGGGTTTTGAAGTATGGAATGTGAAAGAAGTGATGACTCAAGTCCCCGTCCCAAGCATACTTACCTGCTGTAATACCAGCTCCAATAAGCACCATCTCCCTTATAGATTGAGATAAAAGAGTATTCCCAAATATATCTTTCTGCTTACCAAAGCCTTGTTTAATCATCTCCCATTTGAAGTCTTGTTCCCCTCGAACAACATCTTTCCTTAGTTGAGCAAGCGTATCTGCTACTCCTTTCCAAGCTCTTCCATGCAGAGCAACTCTTTGTTCCAGGATTTTATGTGGAGTTCCCTGAAAAATCATCATAAGTCTTATAAAAGGATTTCTTATTGTAGCCGGATTGAGTTGCCCACTTAGAAAGTTTGATTTCAAGATAGTATCAAAGACAGCATAAGTTGCCTGGGCAGGAGTCATTCCTCTTTTCGCTGCCATATTCATACTAGCTACCACTGACAAAGCCCTATCAAATCTCTCAACTATCGAAGTAGGTGTGCCACCTATCTCATTAAACTTATTCAAAGCTTTATCAGCCATACTTTCATTTACTCTAAATGGAGAAATATCAGAAACTACTCTATAGAGTTTCCCTGTTTCTGTATAAGTTTCTATTGCTTCATCCATATAGTCTAAGCTAAATCCATGTTTCTTAAGCCATGCCTCTCCTCCCCTCTGCTTAATAGCAATTTTAGTAATTGCAAAGGCTGCCTTTGGCATTGCCTTTACTCCTTCCACTCCAAATACTCTAAGATCAGCAATCAATTTTAAAGTGTGTTTAAAGGGAACAGATTCTGAAAAGGCAAGCAACCTTGCGACTTCTAGAGCATATATTTTTTCGGCGTACTTATTAAACCCTCCTGATGTATCAACAGGTATAAAACCTTTTTCAAATTGATTGAAAGTTTTAATCAATCCTTCTGGACATTGACTTGGATTCTCTGTGATCCACTTCTTATAGGCCCACCATCCATCTGGCTTTCCTTTCTTCCAGAAGTTCATAGCCTCTAGTCGAATATTAATGTCCTGGAGATAAGAAGTAACACTATATTCTGCATCTGGAACCATAGGCATATAACCAGCTGCTCTACTATGCAGCTTAGTCATTGGAGGAGACATTAAGGTGGAGCCCTTATTCAGCCTTTCTAATTCAGATTTCATAGCTGGATGCCAAGAATGATGCATGAAGGGTCTCTCTGTTATAACCTTCTCCCCTGCTTCAACAACTCTACCAGCATATTGCTCCATCATATCTTATATCTTCGCCGCAGCAGCTCTCTCCTCCCAAGTTATTACATCCTTTAACCAGGGATAATTCTCAAAGGCAGCTGTATCCTCAGCCGCTAAGAATACTCTAGTACCAGAGTTTTCTGCTTTACTAGCAAAGGGAACCATTGCCTTTGTCCAAGCCGCTTGGTATTCATCCTTCATAGCTGTAGAAGCTTTATAAGCAGCATCGTGTTCTTTGTAGAGATTTTCCAGTTTAGCTACAGCTGCTAATCCTTCATCAGCCTCTCCCTTTTTAAACTTTCTCTTTTTGTTTAATTTAGAGAGTTCCTTTTCATAACTCTTTTTAAGTTTTCTAGCCATTCCAAAGTGATAGGCTCTCTCCTGCATAGGAACATGATACTTCTCTACTACAGGCTTCAATGCAGAGATAGCTCCCTTTGCAGATGATTTATAGCCAGGTATAAAATCCACAAGAATATTCATCAAAGTTTTGTGTCCATTTAGAGTATTCGTTATAGCAGTACCTTGACAACTTCCCCACTGGACACCAGCATTATTCATTAACTCTTGTCCATCTTTAACTCCTGTGTAGTAAAGAAGCTGAACATGAGGTGACACTACTGCTTCTGCTCCAGGAGGAAGACTTTTCTTCTTGGTTATATTTGCAGGATTAGGAATAATACCCAAGGATTCTTGAAACTCTGATAAAACATAACAATGATCACCTTGACGTTTAACTATTAAGTTAGACTTCTTCATCTCTCCAACTAATTTTTTCGCTGTAGTAGGCGGGGAGCCCTTTAATATAGTTGCAGTTAAGCCTGTTAAAGTTCTTCCTAAGTCAACTATCCCTGCTGCTTCGGCTTTAGCAGGAGAGAATATATCAGCGAGGGTAAAGGTTGTAGCTGCTGCTGTTATAGCTCCAAGAGCCCTCACAGCAACAGATCCTCTTTCAGCTAAAGGTGGCGGCATTGAAGGAGGCCCAGCTACTGTCTCAATAGCTCCCCACTTTGCTCTATTAGCTTCAAGCGCTTTCTGCACTTCTGCAGGAATAGCACTACTCGAAAAGAAAGTACTTCCTGTTTTACTATCAGTAAATAGATGCCCTACTGGACCTTCTATACCTTCTTGGACTCCATTATATTCTACTCCAATTTTCTTTCCTGCCTTTGAAGCTTCCTTAAAAGTAGCCGGCTTGAATACCTTTGCAAGCTGACTCATCATACTGGCCTCTGCCTCGTTAAACATAGACAGAGCTCCCATGAGACCTATTCCAGTTATTGCTGCAAGAGCTCCTGGTGAAATAGCTCCAGTTTTCCCTAACAACATCCTGGAGACAAACTCTTCCTTTCCTAAAGCATAACTTCCATCTTCTTTAGGTAACTTCCCAGTCCCCATAGAACCAACTAGATCTTCACTTTCCTTTGCAGTAAATTCTTTATATGCTGGCTTCCCTTCAATAAGAGCTCTCTCTTCCCTAACGATCCTTCTATTAACTGACTCTGGAATTGTACCTTTCTCTACTAAAATATTTCTTTGTTGCGGAGATCGAGTCTTAGCCCAATTATATAACTTCTCTTCTGTCGAAAGATCAGAAAGGTCAACTTTTGACTTTTTTGCTGGCTCTCGAAACGCCTTATCTAATATAGCACTAGGCTCTTTCTTCACAGAAAAGCGCTCAATATTGGCTGCTACCTTGGCGTTCATACCAGCTATCTCTTCAGCATCATAGCCAAGATTTGACATTTTCTTTTTAAAAGTAACTGTTACTTTCTTAGCTGGAATAACTTTAGAGTGTCTTACAATTCCCTCTTCCATCTCACCAACTTTCTGTATAACACTTGTAGCTTTCTTTCCTTCAGCTACCTCAGCCAAAACTCTATCAAATCCCTCTTCACTCTTTATATCTCCATAGCCATACTTCACTACCTTCCTCTCTCCTAAAGCAGATATAGAACCATCTGGTTTAAGTATAGGAAGATTGGGAGTCTCTGCTTCGATAGGAATTGCTTTCCTTGGAATCTCTAGCTTGCTAGGTACACCAGAAATTCGTTCTGATGGAGCCGAGATAGCACCTGGTCTTGCTATAGCTGCTGGAACAGGCAATCCACCTCTCTTCGTAAACTCTAAATCTTTAAGTGCTCTTGCTCTTTCTGCCTCTGTATATTCAACGACAGCTTCTCCAGGGCTAACTTTTGTCCTGATTCCTTTTCTTAAAAGTTCTAATTCTTCTGGGGTAGGAACCTTCTTCTTTGTGATAGCTCCAGGGAGTGGGATAGTTGGAGCAATTTCTCCCTCGACTATTCTAGCTTCTCTACGTCTTGCAATAATTCCCTTCATTCTATCGGAAGATTCCTTTGCTACTCTCCCTTCAAGTGTATCAACAAGTCTCTTCATTACAGCAGCTTTATCTTTATCTATAGTAGCCACTGCTTTATCAGAGGACTTAGCAACTGCGGATTCTGCTTTTTTAAATTTAATTATCTCTTTTGCCGCTGGATTTTTCATCACAGCATCAGCTGTAGCCTGACGAAATTTACTATCTGTGAAGAATCTCTTGATTGCTGTATAAGATCTCTTTGCAAATTTTGTTTCAGTTCCAAACATCACTTCCACTGGAGCAACAACACCTGTAGCAAGACCAGCTCCCATACCAATCAGCTCAGCTGCTAAAGGATGTTCCTTTCCATATTCAGTCTTCTTTACTTGCTCAGTAGTCCTAGAGGAAACTTCCTCAAAAACTCTAAAGCCAGCTATTGCTCCAACACCCGCAGCAGCTAACTTTCCATAGGGTCCAGCTTTAGCCAACAAAGCTACAGCCTTTCTCCTCCCTATTTTTGCAGCTGGTCCTCTTCCAAGGCCCCACTTCCCTGCTTCAATAGCAGCCTTTGTACCAACTCCCCATGCAGCGCTTTCCTCTGCTCTCATATGAGGAATCCTTGGAGGGTGAGCTGCTTCCCATTCTTCCTGTCCAGGAAGCTCTGCTACAGGCTCATGAAAGAAAGTACTAAAGGTTCCTACCTTTTGTTTCTGGGTATATTCACGAACACTCTCTTTTCTTTTGGCCAGCTCGCTTCGTCCAACGGCAGCGATTATTTCCTTTGGATAATAGCCACTAAATCTAGGATCTTCCATCGCAGTGGAATATCTATTCCAAACAGCTCTCCCCATTCCAGACCTAGGATCAGATTTATCCATAGCAGCTCCTACTGCTTCTAACTTAGTAGGATGCTTCTTTGTTCTAATCTTCCTACCAGGTGGAACATGAACCGCCATAGCTTTAGCAATAATATCTTGTGCCTTAGTGGGATCAGCTAGAAAGGTTCTTCTAGCTTTCGCTACCTTTTGCTCTTCCCTTTCCTGGGCTAAAACAAGAGACCTTATCCTGCTCATCTTAAATACCCTTTAGGTTTTTCTTCCTTTTACGGATTGCTTCCATGACATCAAAGTCCATCTGACCTGCTGAAGGCTTTTCACTTGAGGGAAAGATTTTCTTTTTAAATTTCTGCCAAAGCTTTCTTGGTTTTGCAATAGCCATTATCTTTTTATCCTCCTGAATGTTCTAGCAAGGTGAGCTCGTTTGGCTGTCCTTCCTCCTGCTGCGATACCTTCCTCTATACACTTATCAGTTACACCTTCATATCCCTTTCCTTTACAGTATGCAGTAAAAGCTCCAGGCTTTTTAACGGCTTCCTTCATCCACTTCTTAGGTTTCGCAACAGCCATCTTGTTCTCCTATCAGAAAGGTCAACATTTGACCTTTTGTTCTTAACTATTTAATAGATATCAAATCCCCTTGGAACACATATACCTTTCCTTAACACACGTCCAGGAGGACACTTTATCTTTCCTAAAGGAGTAGCAGCTCCTTCTCCTTCTTCCTCATCTAGCATCTCTCCAATAGCACTTATCCTTCCTTCAGGAGTCTTCTTAGTTGCTGTTCGTCTTTCCATTTCAGACATCCAAAATTCAGACTCCTTTCTTTCCTGCTCTTTTCCTCCTGCATAAGCTCCTGCTTTTTGTCTTTCCGCTGCAAGAGCTACCATAGGAGCTCCATAAGGATACCTCCTGGCAAGTTCTTCCCCAGCCAATCCTTCAGGACCAAATTTCCTTTCTGCACTTATAGCCTCAGTCTGCGCTCGCATCCTAGCTGCTCCAGCTTCAGTTTCCTTAATATCATACTTCCTTTTAAGCCCTTTTTTCCAGTCTACCTCAGGCCACTTTCTACCAAAAAAGTCATCTGCCATAACCTTTCTCCTTATAAACTGCCACTGAGTTGTTCTGCTCTCTGATCTTGTCTAGTATAAGCACCTCGATAACTCAACTGAGCACCAGCTGCTACAGAGGCTAAGGCTGATGCAGCCATTTGAGCAGCTACATTCGAGCCACCCTTTAGAGCCTCAACTTGAATTTCATGCAACTTTAAAGCTGCATCAAGCCGTATCTTTACCTGAGCTAATTGTTCTTCTATCCAGATTCGACTATGCTCTACTTGTGCTCGATACTTTGAGATATCTCCTTCTATCTTAACCCCAGCAAGCTTCACCTCAGAGTCATATGCTCCAACTTCGTATCCATAAACTTTTCCCTTTGTCTCTACCTCTCCAAGAAGCGCTTCTGTCTCTGTTCGATACTTATCTATATCAGCTCGATAGCCTTCGATCAAGTTCCTATTCGCCTCAATCTTAGCTGTTGCTTCAGCAACATTTATACTAGCCTCAACCTTAGTCCCTTCTACTCTTGCAAGGAATCCCTTTACCTGTGATTCATAAACTTCGACCTTTGCACCTTCCCCTGCAATGTGTGCTTGATAAGCATTATATCTACTTGTTATAGCTTGTAACTTAGCATTATATGCTTCAATCTTTGCTTTAAAACCATCCAACTTTACTCGCTCAAGATCCCCTAGAATCCTGGCAGCTTCCATTTCAGTTTTATAAAGATTCATCAAGGTCTCAACAGCAGATACCTGTACCTTATAAATATCTACATAGAGTCTCTGCACATCAGCAGCTATTCTTATCCCTTCTAGTTTCACTTTATAATTTTCCAGGATAAGTCCCGCCGCTCTAATTCTACTTTCATACACCGCTGCACAAGTTTGATAAGCAGCCAGTTTTTGATTGTACTTAGCCACCGCCGCATTAAAGATTGCTATAGCAGCTTCCTGTACATACTTAGCAGAATCAAGCGCTCTAGTTGCTACTCCTCCAACATAAGCCATTATACTAGCTTCTTGTTGTACTGCAGTAGTCAAGGCAAAGTGAGTATTTGTTTGGGCAAGACGAGCTTGCTCAATCATTATCTCATAATTTATTTGTTGTTCCGCTCGAAGAACTTCCTTCTGAACACTAGCAAGTCTTCCACTTAAAGCTCCTGGCGGTAAGGTAAAACCTCTTGAAGAGAAATAGTTCTCTGCTTCATCATACATCTTTTCAACTTCTAAATCCTTCCTTGCTTTAGCTCTGGCCCAAATTGCATCCTCTACTTCACTGGCTAAGCCAGTCCCTCCGTTCTCTACATTCTCGAGTAATTTATCGCTCACGGCATCTCGAAGCGCTGACTGATAAACTTCCTCATTGTAGATAAAGATTGATTGTGGTAAGTCTACATCATCAACAGGAAGTTCTCCCTCAAAGCTAGGAATCTCTATATCTGGAGAAGTAGGAATAGTTATAGCCTCTATAATAGGAACATCTGGCAAGTCATAACTAGACTTTGCTGGTATATCTGGATATACAAGAGAAGGAGCTTCTCCTGGATCACTCGGCCAACTTACACTTGGAGCATTAGGAATACTTATATTAGGGCTAACAACATTGAAACTTGGAACATCTACAGGATCAATTGTTACTCCAGTTAAGCTAGGTTCAAGGGGAGCCATTGGAAGCACAACGTCCATATCTGGTCTATCAGGTGCAGCAGGAGTGTAATCCCCCGTACTTAGAAAGACAGAAGATCCCATGAAAGGAAAGGTAAAGTCAAAACTCTTTGCAGCTGCACTAACTTCCTCAAGATAGTCACTGGCAATATCCCAAGCATCTCCTGCATACTCCTCTGCTGAGGAGAATTTACTCTTTACCATTTCATGTATATTAGTTAAATATCTCTCACAAGCCATTTCAGCCATGATAACTCCTTGGTATAGCTGCTAAAGATACCATTCCAGATACCTCTTCTAAGACTCCTAGATCTTTCCAAGTCTCTCCTCGATCAACACTTTTAAATATTCTTCCATCCGAAGCACCAGCAAGACATACATTCTCTATACAAGCTAAAGTCACTACAATACAACCTGTAGATGTATAAACAGTCGTCCAGGTCTGTCCATAATCAATACTCCGATCAATCCTGCCATCGCCTGTACCTCCTACAAAAAGACAGATTCCATCTCCTAAGTAAGCCCCTGCATAAATGCCATCAGTACCACTTGAAACACTTGTCCAGGATACTCCAAAGTCTACACTTCTCCAAATCCTATTATACACACCAGCAAAGGCATCTGCTCCAGCAAGACAGATTCCATCTTCTAAATAGAAAAGAGACGAAATATTTTGACTCTCAAGTCTTCCTGGAACTGTTGGATTTGTCCAAGTTAATCCATAATCTGTGCTTCTTAATATATAAGCAAAGGGAGAAATATAGGTTCCAGCAAGGCAAATCCCATCTTCGACATAACAAATACTCGAAACTATAACTCCACCAGATGTCTTAACATTCACCCAGGTATTACCTAAATCAACACTTCGAAGAATATACCCATTAGGTCTTGTTCCCATAAGACAAATATCATCTGCAATATAAGAAGGCCACAAACACATTTCATCTACAGGTATATCTTTATAAACCCAAGTTTGGCCTCCATTTATACTCCTAAAAAACATCCCTTCGTAACATGTTCCAGCAAGACAAACATTATCCTTTGCATAATTTACATTTATTAGTGTTACCCAACCTTCATGCTCAGGATCCAAATCATCCATCTTCTGCCAAGTTGTACCTAAATCTGTGCTTCGAAATACTCTTCCATCTACTCCCCCCGAGTACCACGCTCCAGCTAAGAAAACGTCCTCTTCCCTTCTTTCTGCTATAACACTAGAAGCGAAAATTTCTATCTCTTCCACTCCAAAGACCGAGCGACAAATTATTTCACTCCCATCAGTATACCTTACTCTCCTTACATCTTGCTTCAGCTTTTGAAATCCCATCAACCCCTTTAAAATATCCAGTTGCTTTATCCCTTCTCTTACTCTATAACTAGCTTCCTCTTCATCACCAGTTAAGATTATCCTAGGAGTCACTTGGTTTTCTCCCAAGAACAACTGGAATAACTTCAATGTTATCTACAGAAAAATCACATCCCTCAACATTCTCTATTCTAAAAGTCCAATACCTTCCCTTTCCATCTCTGTTGATAGGTATTTTACCACCATGTTGTAGCTGCCCAATTGTAGAGGATAAGGTATATATCCTTTCATTTCCATCATCATTTAACAAAGTCAACTTAAGACTACCACTCGTTTCATAGCCAACATACACTGATCGAAGTCTTTTCTGGTGGGACACTCCAAAGTCTGTTTTAACTAACTCTATGATAGAGTTTATATCTATCTCATTATCATTATCTGCTTCATCAATAACAAAAATTCCATCCTCGCCCGCAGCTAAATATTGCCCATTAAACTTACATAAACTATCAAAGCTATAGTTTGTATATTGACTAACTGCAAGAATATTCAGTTGTATACACAGACAAAGATAGTTCTCTACATCTACGCAACCATGACCTGACATAGTTAAACTTGGTAGTGCTATGTTAGCTACATTCGCCATACATTCCCCAGAAAAGTCAATAATTGACTTTTTATACTTACCTTCTATGCTTCAAGATGTAAGGACCTAAACAAGGATCTCGTGTTACATTTCCATCTGCATCTACAGTAAAGTATGGAAGTTCCATATCCCCTTCCCCAACTGGAACATGAGCAAGCTTCCCATCCATAACAAAACTAGGTAATGAAACATCAACTGTTCCTACCTTTCCAGCATAGCCTTCAGCATTAAGTCTCAATGGATATAACTTAAGACTTCCCGAAACAACTGCTCCATAAATGCCACTAGATGTTACCACTAGCTTAGGAAGAGACAGATCAAGATTAGCAAGAATATCTAACAGTGCCGAAGCATTTAATTTAACTAAAGGTAAATCAACTTCTCCAGTAGCAACTACTCCAACGAGGACATTTCCTACAGCACTGAACTTTGGTAATTCTGCCTCTGCAACTAATCCCGTTCTTGCCTCACTAGAAAGCACAGGAAAATCTAAATCCCCCCAAGCAACATCTCCAGGAGTAGCAACAGCATCTACTTCAAAAATAGGAAACTCTATATTTGCAGCCGCCCCTGAATTTGCTAATACTTCTAAAGCAGGTAACTCTAAATCCACTTCCCCAACAGGTGAAGTAATTATATATTGTACTGAAGGAGTATCTGCTGTCTGAACATGATAAGCATCTTGAGGTGTAAGCATGGTAACATAAATCTCACACTCTAGAGCATCATCTGAGCTCATAACATCTGTAACTGCAAGATTATATGTAGTTTCTACACTTAAAGCATCCTGCAATCCAACCTCATCTGCTATATCTTTCCAGAAAGGAAGCTCAAGAACAAAGGCATCTTGCGAACCAACTCCATCACTTATCTCAGCAAATATTTCAGACTCTCCAATCTGATCGAATCCTGAAGGAGGAGAATAGGATTGATCTCCTGCGTCGAATCTAGCTGTTGCTTTATCGGCTGGATCTGGACCACCGCCAACATCCTTGGGACCATGCATAGGAAAGAATGTTCCTGACAATCCAGTATAGGCTGCACCCGTTCCCGCAGCAGGATTGCCAGAATCTTGCCAAACATTATTCTTCGCAAACCAAATCTTACCGTTATCAAGATCAAGAGCGATTCCTATTATATCATTTGTAGTATAGTTGTCTCCATATAAATCCCAGACATTATTATTACCTTTCTCTCCATTCGCAGAATCATAGCCATATCCATTAGTATCTTGCCCTGGACGATCTGTAATAGATGCACCAGAGGTACCAACTCCTGTACAGTGTCCCGACATAGAAACTGCATCAATCAAAATCTCCCAATACCACTTACCACTAGCCTTCGAGTTGGTTGCTCGAACGGAATCTACATTAGTAGAATTAGCCTCTGCCGACAAATTCCCATTCGACAGCGTTACATTAGCTCCTTTATCTGATGGATTCCAGGTAATAGCCATATCTAGACATCACTTGCAGTCAGTGTACAAGTTACCCTCAAGACATCTCCTGATATAACTGCTTTACTAGCAGCAAACTTACTGGCGCAATACATAGTTCCTCCACCAGCAACATTTCCTTTAGTATTAGCATCAGTACCACCAGCAACAAGTGCTGCTCCATAGATAGTCTTAGTTGCATTTATAGTAAAAGTTGCTTTGTTAGCACTATTTGTAAGGCTTTGACTAGAAGCAGCAGCTTCATTAAATGCGGGTCTTGTTCCTTCAGTATAAGCAGTGCACTCAGTAAAAACTGGCACAGCATAAGTAGTAGCACTACTAGGAGTCGTATCAGTTTCAAAGATTAATAGATACCAAGTAGTTAGCTGAGTAGAAGCATGAAACATTATATCCAGAAGCGCATCTAAGCCTTCGTTGGTGCAGACATTCAACTCTGCCCAGGAATCAATAAGCTTCCCTTCCCGCCACAGCTCCCAGTCCCATCTAGAACTGACACGAGCTTTTTGCCTCAATTCGTTTTGTCCTTCTAGCTTTTCCATTAATCCTCCTAATCTGGATCTCGAAGCTCTATATTCCATTCTGGTACAGTAACTTTGTTCCCACTCAAAATACTTCGAACTAGACAAGTAGTAACATATAGGAGCTCACTACCGGATGTAAATACCAAAGCAACATGCTGAACATCCCCTGAGTTGGTAATGCTCATTTCAACTTGTTCTTTAACAGCAATCTTTCTACCAGAGACACTTCCATCAGATGGTCCATCAAAATCCGCTGCTGTCATGGACACTTCAGCAAGCATGTAAGTAGTGACTGCTTCAGTGTACGTAGTTGGCTGAGTGGAGCAAACACATAGTTTGTTTGTAACATCTATAATATAATTCAGTGCTTCATCAAGTATGACATCGCTACACCACTTCATCATTTACCTCAGTCTAAAGGGTCAATTGTTGACCTTTCTGTTATGATGCCGGCAAGGTAACATCGAAGCTATCAAGTGTTACAGTTGCTCCACTTTTAACACTTGTGCTACTCATATTTAACTGAGCCCCACTCACACCACAATTACCATCCAGCCGGACAGCGCTTTCTACTGCTCCAGTATGCTCCAGATTATCATACAGTCTAAACCATCCGGCTGTTCCATCAGCTATTCCAACGCCCGACCAAGTTTCACTTGCTTTCTTCCCTATCTTCCCACTAATAGGAGCTTCAAATTCCAGTCCATTAGTTGCACTTCCAGGTGTGAAAGCTCCACTTGCTAAGGTAATCTCAACAAGTTTTGTTCCAATCTCATCACTATTTGCATCAGCAGGTTGAGAACCACTGTAGATATGAAGGATACCATTCTCAAACAACTCCCTCAGCGAGCCTTCATTATCTCCTTCTATATCAGTAGCAGCAACAAACGCCTCCGCTGTGTTCACTTGACCGGTAGCAAACTCCAACTTTCCTGCAGCAACAGCCAAAATAGGCTCATTAGTCAGATCATTCGCTCCAGTTGTTGAACCTGTAGTACTGAACAAATCACCAACTTTAAATCCAGCAGTCAAAAACCTATTCTCACTGTCAGTAATATAGTCGTTTCCTACAGCTCCATCTACATAGGAAAGTGAAGTTCCCTTCAGATAAGCATTCCCCAGCAAGCTGTCCCTCAAACCAGTACTTAATTTTAAAGCCATTTTATTCTCCTATCTTAAATTGTTATTCCAAGTCAGGTGCCTTCAATATACTAATATAACGATCATCAATACATAAGCCAGCTCCTTCTTTAGCACTTGGATAAGTTAGTTTTCTTTCTGTTAAATTTTTAAAGAATCCTCCTGGACCGCCAATGCAGATTCCTTCTTGACTAGTCCATATTGCAACATCCTCATTCAAAATCCCCTTATCTAAGTCGTCCCCACCAATTTTAGAACCTTTCACTAAAACATCTGTTCCTTCTATAGCTGGATAATCAGCTACCTTCAATTGACTAAAGCTCTTTGGAGTTGACCCACTAAGGAAATATGTTTCCTCCTCTGTACTCACAAACAAGCCATCCTTTACAGCTTTAACCATTCTTAGTTTACTTGGAAACAATATATAATTCTCTCCAAGAGCAAAAGCATGATAGTTGAATGCTTCGCTATACCACAAAGCCTCATCCTGATCTACAAACATCCTTCCATTCCACACCTCTAATAGTTTACCAACAGGTGGATCATAGAGTACTTTCGTTGTGTCAGATCCTATGTAAGTTCCTTTTTCCCAAGGATAAACTACTTCATTCTCTATATAACCTTTCTCATAACCATTAGCAAAATATACCCTCGTCTCTACAGCACAATAACTCATCCTAGCATCAGTAACTTGAAGCAAAGTCTTGGTAGAAAAATCAAGATATAGAATAGTAAGGCTACTGTCAACCACAACAAAGCAAATATTATTATAAGGAAACAAACTATGCCCTGCTCCAGAGAGAACTCTTTCATATCCTTTCCTCCGGCTTATCCTCCCACTACTATCTATATCTATATCTACAGCAACAGCCAACTCGCTGATCCCACCCTCAGGATCAAACTTGATCCTAACAGGATCAACTTTATTATTAAGCCCTAAACAAGCATTTAAAACAGTAATACCTTTAGCCATTAATGACTCCAAATAGAGTGAGATCTATGAGGTACCCGCTTGGCCACCCAACACATCAGGTCATGCAATCCCTGCTTATACCTTATAGATTGAGCAATGGTATTAACTTTCTCCCCCTCAACTCCATCCTCTATCCTATCGAAGCCAAACATCGCTGCTTTAGGCACAATTACATTTAAGTGTAAATGAGAAGGAATCCCCTCGGGTTCATCAGTATCCTCTACCATAGCAACAGGTTTCCTTCTATGTAGCAATGTTAAAGGTGCAACTGTAGAAGGAATCCCTTGGTAATATAGAGTATTCCCTTCAACAGCAACATACTCTACATCTCCTACTTCATCCATCCCAGGATACATCTTCATCATGTGTTCTAGTGTAACAACTCCACCAGCCAACTCAGTTGTAGCAGTACCAACATAGAGAATCCTACCGCTACAGGTAGCTCCCAGTGTTGTATAGGCAGTAGCCAATACTGTATTAACGAATAGGATTTCTTTAAATCCAGGAACATTAGCATCATCTATAATCTGTTCAACAGCATCATTCACCCAGCTACCAAAGCTACTAGCAAAGCTGGTATCCTGCAGAACGACCTCTACTTCATCTTTTAATTGACCTAGATTCATATTCCCTCTCACTAATCTAACTGTTTAATGAAAGGATCAAGAAAGGTCAATTATTGACTCTTTTTTCTTGATCCCTTTTTAATCAGTTATTGTAGCCTACTAACCATCATATGAAGCCTGGCCTTACCAACTGTCTGTCCAGTCTTAACTGTTGCATATACTATGGGCATGGTATCGTAGTCAGCTCCAACAATAAGCTGATCACGTAAGCCAGCTAAGTCAGTGCTGCCTGAACCATCACTGTCCATAGCAAACTTACCCTCTGCCCAATCTGTACCAGTTACATTTCCTGATGCATTAGCATGTGTTATTAAGCCACCCAGATACTTTTGAATTGCATTAGCAGTAATCTCTCCGGATGCCATATAGTTATCAGAATCGCCACTGGCAATAGTACCAGCTGCAGCCAAAAGGCCATATCCAATGCCGGTAATTCCATCAGCATCATCAAATGCAACAGACACATCGACTAACATCTCATGAATGAAATAGTCTCCTCCCACTAGAGGAAAGCCAAATAAAACAGCTTCATCATCTGTATCCACTGCACCAAACTCTGCAGATACTATCCAAAAAGGATTTATCCTGACATTGGTCCTTAGATCAGTTCGTCTTAGATCATTAACAGCCATATCGTAACCTCCTTTCTAACATACAACAGCATAATCTACAAAAGCAATAAGATTACCTGCTGTGGTTCCCTTCGTAGTGGTCAATGTAATAGCACCACCTGCGGCATCAAAGTACTTACCATCAGCCCACAATGCTGAACCATGAAGAGAATTCTTCATGCCAACAAAAGTTGGGTCTGTTTCCACGTTAGTCATAAATGCATCCACATCAGCAACCTCGCCGTTACCAATGAAGCCTATAGTAACAACAGGAGCTCCTCCTACATAAACACCTGTAATCAATAACCACACCGTCTTTACAAAAGTAAATCTCGGTATAGGAACAAGATTCCAAGTACCATCTGCAGGAGCAATCATCGTCTTGCCCTTAGCCAGACGAGTGTTGTCAGAGAATGCATGCGTATATAAGTCAGGCATCTTGACTCCTCCTTAGGTTATAGGTGCTCCCCAGCTGCTTCCAACAATCCTGCCAAAGTCACGACTTTGAAAACGAACAGTTTTCATTCCAAGAATCCCACCGCCTCGAATGTTCACGAAGCGCTTGGCATCAGTCTCATAGGGAACAAAGGCCATAGTCGTGGACTTACTTTCCCCTGCACCGCCCCAAGCCATAACAGCTGCCTGGCAACCTAACAAGAGATTCCTAAACACTCCTGCTCGTGCATCAGTGGTATCTTCCACCATCTGGCGAATCCGCTCACTCTTACCAACCAGCAAGCCATTATACTCAATCTCGACATCCGGCAAAGCCAACTTATTAGCAGACCTTAGAAGGTCGCCCCACTGACCAACATTCGTGTTCTGTCTCAGTCGATCAAAGACATAGTTATGAAGGATGACCCTATAATACTTCTTTCCCTTCAAAAGCAACGGCCTCACCTTGTAGCAATTCTTGGAGGCATCCGGTACTTCTGCTTGCTGCTTCATCCTATCCAAAAAAGTCAAGTCAATAAGGTCTGCACTCGTCTGGCTTGCCTCAGCAACATCGTTGACCTTGAGCCAGTGCTCACCATCAGGATCAACAGGATCTTGAGCAAAGGTAACACCTGCTACCTTATAAGTGGTATCCCCACAAAGGTGAGCCAATGCCATATCAGAAAGCTTCTCTGCCCACCAATACTGCAAGCCATCCTTTCCTTCTTGCATCAGGTTATAAGGCACCCTCTGCTGCTCCATCCTTCCACCAGTGGACACTGCATGATTGAGCTCTTCGATGCTAGCCTTGAAGTCCTTAAAGATTAACTCTTCTTCATTTCCTTCTACAGTATTCCTTCCAACAATTCCTTCACCTTCTAAGGGAAGACGAATACCAAAAGTCAACTCGTCCCCTTCGCCCTTGCCCAGCTCCGACCGCATCTGTATAATACTATCCGGTCCTTTGCCGACAAGAGAGTTTATCTCCGTCGCAGGAAGGATAATGGAGAATAACTCCCTCGCCCACTTCTTCCTGGTTAGAGCATCATTTGTAAGAAAAATGGTTTCAGCCATATCTGTTCCTCCTACTTAAGTTCATTTCGAAGGTATTTCGCATATACATCCTTTGGCACACTAGCAAGTTCATCTTCAGGAAGACCATCAATCTTTGCTCCAGTCCATCCAGTCAAATCGCCACTACCAACTCCACCATGCACATCCTGGACACTCCCAGGAGCCTTAGCAGGAGCTTGTTCCTTGCCTTTAAAACTTGGATGTATTTCCTTTATCCTTTCGTACATAAAGCGATAAGGATTTGTTAGCGACCATACCCAGCCTTCAACAGCTACTACAGCCTCGTTTATAGAGACACCATTCTTCTTGGCATGCTCAGCAGCCATTACATCTATAGCTGCGTCAAAGTTCCCTTGGGACACCACAGAATCAACATCCTCATACTTCGAACTAAGTCGAGTCATCTCCAAGATAGTCTCTAATTCCCTCTGCCGTGCATCATGTGTAGCTTGCTGATCAGCTACTGCTTGCTTCTCTTCCTCAGTGACGAGGCCAGCCTTTTCCAAAGCTGCTTCAGAGTTAGTCACCCGTTCTGTCAAGGCATCCATACTCCTCTTCCCATCCCTTAAAAGAGTTCGCAGTTCTTGATTTTCGGAAACCTGGCTAGCCAATAACTCTGCATCAGTTAGAGGCTTGGCTGCAGCAGCAGCATCGTCTTCTTCCTTCTTCTTTGCTGCCTCAGCAGCGGCTGCTATCTCTTCTTCAGTTTCCGAACCTTCTCCTTTACCACCTTCAAGCTCAGTTACCTGGGCCTCGCCCTCAGGACCTTTGGAGCCTTCATCTCCCTGCGGCTGTAAAACTATTTCTTTTGGCATGTTACTTCTCCTATATTAAATTAGCTAGAACTTTGCATGAAGACGCTCTAGCTTTGCTACTCTTCTTGAAAGTTCCATAACAACTCTTTGCAATTCAGAAAGAGTTAATTGTGCCTCTTCTGGTTCTGCTTGAATCCCTTCAAGATCAAAGAAATCTTTATATATTGCAGAATTAGCCATTATTTCTTTTCCTCCTTTCCTTTCGTCTTAGCCTCTATCTCCATCATCCTCAATTCATATTCTCTCTCCAGCCTTGCCTCATTATATTCCTTAACTCTTGTCTTCGCAGTAAGCGGAAGGTCAATATATTCCATTATAATATCAGGTGGAATAGAGTCTGGGTTATTATGGTTAAGATCCATAAGCATCTGAGCAATCTCTCTCCTCATCGTTGCATTCTCAGCAGCCTCATCAATCTGGAGATCAAACTTTCCTGCACTTAGATCATTGAATCCTTCTGCTTGAGGATTAAACTGAGTATTTATGTCAAGTAACTGTTGTCCCTTTTCTCCCTCGATTCTAATCACTCTAGGAGTTTTAACATACTGCTGAATGAGGGACAGCAATATCTTTCCCCCTTGAATTCGACTCATTCTGAAATTTTTAAGTAATATATAAAGAACAGCAATATTAGACTCTAGCCTTAATCTTGCAGTGACTCCAGGTTCCCTTGAAGAAGTCTGCTTCCCCATTAGTGGATCTTGAATCCCACTAACATCCTTCATACTCTGCTGGAATGTTCCATCCAAGATACTATAGATATTACTTATCTGTGGCTGATCGCTGAACTTAGCCCTGGCTAGAGAATCTCTAGCAAATTCCATCCTAAAGTTAGGTTCAGCTGACCTTGTATCATATTCATCTATATTAAGAATAGCTCCTACTTCATGCATTAAGATTCCCTTAGGAGAAGTCTGAAGTAGGTGCGACAATTGCCTCCTCATTGTATTCAAGGATACTTGAGGATCCTTCATCATAGTAGTAGCACCAAACCATCTATTCTCATCTTCATTCTTATATGCACCATAGAGAACTATAGGATAACCCTCATAGTTGTATGGAGATTTCCCACTCTCCAGGAGAACTCCCCCAGAGAATATAGCATAGTGAATAACATTCTTGACAGATTCTACAGCCTCAGGAACTTTATTCAAAGTCCTTCCATCAGGAAGTGTTATTCCATCTTCTACTGCTTTCTTAAACTCCCTCCATTCTACCCTAGAAAGATGTTCATGTTTATTAGTCAAGGGATTAAAGAACCAAACTACTCTTTCAGGCACTTTAAAATAAACTTCTATAAGCCTATATAACTCTTTTACTTCATCAAAATAACTAGGAGTGTAAGTAGATGTACTTGTCTCCATCATTCTTACATCAGAAGCCTCAAACTCTGGCCAGTGAACTAAAATATCTTCTTCTTTAAACCACCTATTTATAGCAACATATCTTGCTTCATTTATATCATAGCCAACAAAATCAGGATCTACCAAGACATCTCTACCAGCAAGCCTCATTACCTTTATTTCTGGTACAAAAGGATTTGCCTTATCTATATGAAAATAGAGAAAGGACCTCCCGCTCTTTGCAGTATGTTCAAAGCACTCCATCTCCTTGTCACTAATGCTTTGACTATATCGAAAATGCTTGAAAGTTCCATTAGTAAGCTCCGCTATAGCTTCATCTTCTCTACTCACTGGAAGAGCAACAGGAACTCTCCTTACTTGATCAGCCAGACCCACCAACTTATCTATCTTCGGCTTTATCTCATTGAAAGTAGTAGTTGGTCTACTCTGAGCTTCCAGTGAATCAATAACATCATCTGTATCCTGTTTTCCAGCATAGAAAGCATAATCTTCCTGCGCTACTTCTCTCCAAGTAGATTCTGGAGTAGAATTCTCTGCATCTGCAACCCACTTCTGCAACTTCTGCAGGAGATTATAATCCTTACTCTTTAAGTCTTTTCCTCCCGCAGGAGTTATTGTAGGTTGTTCTGTTATATTCATATCTATTCCTTGAAAAAAGCATATACAGTTGCAAATGTAGCTATTACCCAGGGTATAATTCCTGACAATGTCTCCCAACCTTTCAACTTAAAAGAATCAATTGTCACTTCAGTTTTGCCCAATCTAGCTTCAAATCCTTTTAAAACACCCGTTACTTCTTTTCCTATTAAATCCTCTCTATTCTGTAATATTTTAGCAGTTTCCTTGTATATCTTATCTTGACTTTTTAACAAATTAGTCAATTCTCCTTTCATCTCTATCCGTGAATCCCGTAAAGCCCGCAACTCTGTCTGGATTATACCAATATCATCAACAGCAGAGGAAATTCCCTGACACTCTTTGAGCATCGGCATATATAGTTCAAGCATAGCCTCCAGCTTCCCAATGCGTAAGATAGAATCTGATTCATTCACGTTGCGGTATCCGAAATTCTATATTCGTTCCAAATATCAAGTATTTCTTTCATTTGAGATTTAGCATCAGAAGCTACTTGCTGAATAGATTCCATTTTTGATATCTCTGAGGTCAAAGACTCGTAAAGAAGTAATTTTCCTTCCAACTGTGCAATTCTAAGCTTCAAAAGTATCTCAGATGAATTAGACATTTTTTTCTATTCCGAGAGCATCTTTTAACATCTGCGACAAAACATCAATACCGAATGGTTTTTGAATTACCTTTATATGCATCTTGTCCAGCCCTTCTTTTATCAGTCTTACACGTATATCCTCACCCAGCAATCCCGTCATCATCTTAATATTAGAACAATAGGGAATGATTTCTTTTAATACATCCAGAGAACTTAGACAAGCACTCAATTCAGTGCCCAGCATATAATCCAACAAAACCAGGTCAGGCTTGTTTTCCTTAATCCAGGTTACTGCCCCAGCAATATTCTCCATATCATAATAAGTTTTTAGCTCTATCTCATAGTCTTCCAACTCAGAAACAAAAAAGCGCCGCTTAACTACAGCCGAGAGTAATTCACAAAAAGGTTTATCATCATCAAGGACGAAGATAGTGAACTTTTCGGGCATGACACTTGTCTTTTCAATCCACTTTCCAGAAGAGAAATATTTCTGGCTCGCAAGGAAAACACCAAGTCTTATCTCCAAGTTCTACACAGTGATAATCAGATGTATCAACCGCCAAACACTCTAAATCTCCATTCAAGTTTAAAGCACAAGGAAGACCTGCAATTGTAGCAGTCTCATGTGAACAACTAAAGGGAAGAACCACATGATACAAAGGACCAACTTCAAAGTCTCCATACCAAAGATCACAATCCGCTGAACAACCCGGCCCAAAGACGCAGTCAAAGCCAGACAGCTCATAGCGAGTATCCTCTATATCCAGAAAATATTCATTCCCTGTAAGTGGACATCTACCATCTGCGAATAGAGGTAAAGCCCAGAAAAATCCAACGACTAATGCAACTGCAAAAACCTTTTTCATATTACTTCTCCTTTTACGTCCCAGGTCTCAATCCAACTGGAACCATCGGCGGTAGGAAGTGTCTGATTCCAAAAGTAACTCCATCCCGGACAATAGCCGGATCATCTGACCAACCAATATAAGACTCTTCTATAATAGTCTCATCATTAGGACCTACTAAGATTGTACGAATTGTCTGCAAGCCAACAAAGTATTGTCCTTCATTTACCAGGGTAATTGTATAAGAAGTATCTCCTGTAATATCAATCTCTACTGGATTCGTTTTATCCGGGTCTGTTATAGCATTAGAGAGATACACTCGATATTCAATAATGTCAGTCTCAGATATGACAAGTCCTCCCTCCAACTCAGTCGAGGCATCCCAAATTACTGTAATCTGGTTGGTCGTATGCCACTCCTGGCTAAAAGCTGGTATAGAGAAAACCAAAAATAAAACTAAAAAGATTACACTTAATTTACTTAACATTTTTAATCTTCTTTTACTTTTCCAACTAAACATAACTATTTACTCTCTTTTACAGAATACTTTATTTTTCCAGTATTATAAGGTTTAAACACTGTTCTATCAGACCAACAAGATTTTGGCCAGCATCCATACTTAATGTTCCTGTTTATCCATGTCGGATCATACCAGTAGATTTCTCCTTCATGCTTTATCTCAACCCAACAATGATGTTTTATTAGTCCTTTAACAGGTCCACAGACTGCATAAGCATCATAACCGTGTTCTTTAAGACATTTAGAAGCATCTCTGCTCTTCTGATAGCATTCATATTCACCAGGTATGCAGGGCTTATCCTCAATAACTTGTAAGCATTCAGGTCGAGGGTTGAAAGCACAGACACTTTGACTTTTCCACTTCTTTTTGAACCAATTGAATAAATTAAACATTAGTTTTTACCCCGAAAGCAACATGAATAAAGCCCATACAACTATCACCAAACAGCCAAAGGCTATGTAAAGATATTGTTTCGTTTCTTCGGCTCTATCGCAGAAACCTTCTCTATTTTGCCAAGCAGTGTTTCTTTGGTGTCCTTATCAGAAAAATAGTAAGGATCATCCACACTTACATTTCCCACCTCGTCTTTTACCTGCCTATCGACTAACCATAGCTTTATTTCCGCTATATCCCACTTACTCTCCGGCGTTTGCCCAGACAAATAGCCTTGTTGCCCCACTGTTAAATCATTAAAGGGAATGTCCTTATTCCCTCCTGAGAAGCTATATACCCGCTTACAGGCTACAAGGTTATCGTTAGCATCATATAGATTACCAGTAACCGTGCCGTCATCAGGTATAACACCAGTAGCAAGCATATAAGTTGCTTCAGCATCTGCCGGATTTATAGATGGCGAGGGAATAGTAAGTTTCAGATTCCCAAAATTCTGAAATGTAGTAATGTCGGCAAGGGCAGAAACCGGAAACAATAACAGAAATACTATGATAAACTTTTTCATTTTAAGCCCTTTAATTCAAGGTCAACCGTTGCATTTGAACTCTCAGTTCTAATGAAGCAGAATCCCAAGCCCCGTCATCATTTCCATCTGAATAGTAAATTGTGTCATCAGCAGTCATAAATGTAGCGCCGATAGTTCCAGCCTCGACAAGAGTACAAAGCACTGTAGCACTTCCACCTATTACCATCCCACTGACTATTTCAACACCATTGGCTGAAAGGCCAACATCCAAGCCCCCGGTAAGAGCATTCCCTGCTGTCTCTTTTGCAATGATACTTTTTATTTTGTAGCCCTTTGGCAGAGTAAATGAACCATTTCCTGTCACCGTCAAGTCAACATATTTCTCCTGATGATTAGCCAGAAGATTAATCGGTAATGCTCCACTGACTGTCCCGTGAAGTTCGTTGCCTGATGTGTCAAGCCACTGATTATGACCTATTCCTGGTTGTTCAAGTTGAAGGACACAGCCGATTTGAGTAAGTGTAAAATTGTCAAAATCTGCGCTTGAATTATTTGCTACTGCGACTATTCTGTAACCACCCGTAGTTGTTGCCGTCCATTCAATAGATGTTCCTGTTCCGTTGGCTAATACTGTACCTATTGTCTGTATTCCATCAAAGCTTTTAATAGTCCATGTTGATACAAGATTGGCTACATCAAAAGTCATTCGATATCGCTTGCCTATTGTGGTAGGAGCTGAAACTACCGAACAGGTACAATATTGCGCCGCAGCATTTGCAGTTATGGTTAAATCAGTTGTTTCATTATAAGCACTCAAGTTGTGGTCTGCCCAAGCTGAAGCACCTGAAAAATCACGATCAACTTGATTAGGCATTAACTCAGTTTGACTTGCCCCAAGATACTTATACGGTATAGACATGCCAGATGAAAGAATCTTTATCTCGGTAGAGGTAAGAGCAAGGTTAAAGGTTAGCACTCTTGCAATTTCACCCGACCAAGAACGATCATTGCCATCGCCACCGATACGAAAAGTATTTGAATTAGAACTTAAAGCTGCAATAACATTAACACCAGTACCCATAAGTTTACTGTCTTTATAAAAATAAAGTAAACCATCTCCTCCATTTCCGGTTGTATCTATAGTACCAGACCATACATGCCAACTCTGATCAGATAATGTGTCGAACGCTATCTCAACATGTCTTACATCCGTACCATCATAAATGGAAAAACGTATTTTATTATTGGGCTGATCCTGCGCATAAAAACCACCATAGCTCCCATTCCCATGAGAAGCCAGAATAGCATTTACAGTTCCAAGATCACACAAACAACAAGCATTAGCTAGTACTATAATACTAAAGGCTGAATAGTTATTAATCAAATCCTGTCCGGTCGGAATGTATTTATTTGTATTATCTAAAAATCTATATTGAGATTTTCTAGCCATAAGATCGGAAATGTTTTGGAGATTTAGGGCGTAGTTGCCTTGGAAGTCCCAGTCATTGTAAATTGTAAACTTTCCATCACTGTCCAGTGAACCAACTTCATTGTTGAGATAGTCTCGATATGAAATCTTATTCGCTCCAGCACTATCTCCCATCCTTACAACAATATCTTCACCAGATGCAGCAGTAGCCCAAACAGGGTTTGTATGACCTATTACAATAAGAGTATCTACATTGGAATTTCCCTTTACAGTTCTAGCAACTTTAATAGATCGACCAGAAGTTGGTCTAACATTAGTCAAACCTCCGGCAGTAACTGACGCCCAAAGTAAATCGCCAGCTGCCCAAACTTCTCCATTTGGATTTACATCAGAATTAGTGTCTCTAGTATCTACACTTTCAAGGATCCCTTTATAGACAATAGAGCCATCTCCATTCTGTGTAATAGCATCTACTGCTATTCCAACAACTCGTATCTTAGCAGCATCATCGCAATCACCTAACCCAACTCTTATCTTTGCACCCGAACTGCCAGTAATTGCACAAACTTGGCCCTTTGATACAGCAGAAGTATTTTCTTCTTTAACTTCGAGATAGAGACTTTCCGCTGATGTAATTCCAGCAATATAGGAAATAGACGCCGGAGTTATCCCAACATCATCCCTGGTCTGAGCAGTTACCTCTGCATCAGTTGCAAAGCGATCAAATTTACTTCCCTCAGCAAAAGCAGAACTACAAAGGAAGAATGAAGTAAATAGGATTATAGCAAGTTGTTTTATTTTCATATCTTCCTCTCTATGGTAATCTACCAGTTCCAATCCTTAAAGTGCAATTCCCTGAAGTATATCCACCAGTCTTGCATCCCAATCTAATCTGAGCTGGCTCTGGTTCTGGTTGTGCTGTAGTATGTATAATATCAACTGAAGTTGCTGTTAAATCCCAGTGATCCATGTCATACCAAGTAGTTTCTCCTTTATACTTACACTGAGCATGAATAGTCATTATTGGACTGGTATCTGGATGGATACGAACATTTGCTCTGCACCCCACAGAAACAGGAATTGGAGCTGTCCAGAGATTCTGTGCATCTATTACCTTTGTCTTAGTATAAACAGTATCAGCAAAAGCTCCGCCACAGAATAGAAAAACTAAAGCAAGAATAAATAACAAAACTTTTTTCATATCATCCTCCAGAAAGGTCAATTATTGACCTTTTGAACTGTAACCAAAAAATTCATCTAGGGCTAAGATCAACTTCTCATCCCAACTATTATCTGGATCATTAACAAACTTAATTAAAAGCTCCCGAAATCCAAAGTTATAAAGTATTCCAACAATCTTCAATATTACTGTCATCTTCATCTTGTTACCTACCCTTTGTTTACCTCAGTCGGCCGCTTTTCACTCACGGACCAGAGGTCCGAGGACTACGCTGTCTGCCAGCCGCCTTTTGCTATCTGAGAAACTCTAGAGAAGAATCTTCTTTTCTTCTTTTTTGTTTTACTGGTTCCCCACACTCTATAAGCAATGTTACTAAAATACTCAGATAGGCCAACTGCATCAGCTATATTCGGAGACATAACACCTCTCGCTTTCATCTCCCTCTTAGATTCTATCTTATAGCCTCCATGAGCATTGAAGTCATATGTCGGTGAGGCAAGTTCATTACAAAGCTCCTCTCCCTCTTCTGTATCTGGAATATCATACAAATGCGAGACGCACTTGTCTCTTACTGCCACCCAAAGTTCATCCCTGAGTCTATCATACTTTGCTATATTACTTGACTTTGCTGCCACATTAATTCCGAAGCACCTTATATGACCATGCTTCTGGAGCCAATCTGTTACACCTGCTCCTACTCCAATCTCGTCTATAGCCAGGCCATCAGCATCTAACTCTTGATAACTCTGGTTTATATGTCCGCCTAGAGATATAGTATTCAAGTTATTATGAGTCTCCCAGGGGAATAGTTTTAATCCCTTTCTTGGAAGGATAATAGAGACATCTTCTCCATACCTTGCCACATCAGCAGAGAGAAAGAGTGGTTCATCCTCAGCAGGTTCTATTTCATTCTTCATGCATTCCTTAGCATCATATAGAGAGATTAAAGTATTTGCATTGTCTTTCGGAGGATTCCCAGCCACCCTGATGGCAAAGACATTTGAATCTACTCCATATTTCTCCTCGAAAAACCGAACCATATCATCTGTAACAATAGGACTCTTCCTGGAATCCCAGTGAAGCTTGCGCCACCTTTTGTTCAGTTTAGAATGAAAATGAGTATCATAGAAGTAACCTACATTCCTAGTCATATTCCCAATCAAGATTGCAATGTTATCTTCCTGGGTCATTGCGCCCTCAAGTGGAATAAAGAATGGATCAGGAATCCCACTCGCTTCATCAGCTATAATCAAAAGGTGCTCACCATGGAATCCAGCTAGAGTCTCAGCCTGACTATCCTTGGTAGCACTTACCTGGGGACTCACTATTCTAACCCACCAACCTTTAGGATTACTCTTATGAAAGAATTTATCCTTTTGCTGTACAAACTCATCTTGAAGTAGACTTCGCCTAAACCACTTAGCCAACTCCGACCAGAATATATCATTGAGCTGTCTATTCGTTGGAGCAGTTACTACCACCTTAGCATCGACTCTGGTGGACATGTACCAGAGAGTTATCAAGGCTGCAATGGCATCTTTGCCACAACCGTGGCCACTTCTTATAGAGATTCTCCTTTCCTTTGTAACAGCCTGGAGAGCTTCTACTTGCTGAGGTGTAACGCCTGCTGTCCCTCTCCAGTCAATGCACTCATGAGCAAAAATTATAGGACTCTTTCTCCAGGAGACAAGTTTCTCCATTATATTGGGCTGGAGGCTCAAGCTAAGTATTCCTCTATAGAAAGCTCAAAATCCTGTCTATCAAGTACTCCTTCAAACAGATTCACTGTTTCCTTACTCCTCTCCAGCTCCCCATGAGCATTGAAGCTTTTCCCCAGCAAGATACAACCTGAAGTATCTGATAAAGTATTCCCAGCGTGAATCATAATACCACTTCTATTTGGTACATCCTGCAGGAGATAACCTTCCTTCGCCCCTATAGCATAGGAGCAAAGATAAATATTACAAGGGATGCAAGACTCATTCCTTATATTATAGAGAAAAGATCTTTCCAAAGTATGACACAATAATTCTCCCTCAATTAGAAGGACTCCAAAAACACCTCGACTCGTTTTATAGTCGAGTCTTATTAAAGAAACTTGTTTCATTAACTTAGATATTCTTCATTCTGTAGATTTAAATCCTTCATATCGAAGTCTCCAAGAGCCATTGGATTCCCCCGAGCGCCGCTGGCGCAGGACTTCCCATTTCCACCACCTTGATCAGTTATATCCACTATAGTCTCATCCTTCTCCAGCGCAAGTTGCTGACGCTCCATCTCCACAAGATAAGCGACTAATCCTTTTATCTCTGTTGGTTTACCATCTACTACTAATTCTTTGTCCTTTAAAATTTTGTAGGCGCCAACTAAGTCTTTAAGGGGAGCTTCATCTATCTTTTCAGGGGTTATTGCTTCTAAAACACGAGCTTGGAGTTCAGTTAACTGAAGAGATTGAAGGGCTCTATATTTGAGGATAAGCCCTTGCTTCGATTGAATATCAGCTATCTTCTTAGCGAGGGTAGGAGTAGAAACTCCAAGCTCGCCGGCCATTTGCGGCTGGGTAAAACCCTGCTCCAATAAATCAAGGACTTTCTCTGTTTCTATATCTGAGCGAGGTCTTCCCACTAGGTTACCTTTCCATTCATTAATGTATTGTTCCCTCCAGTATATCTCAGATGTCACAGTCTGTCAAGGGAATTATTTCATTTGAACATTTGTTCATTTACCAAAACCAGAAAGGTCAAATGTTGACTCTTTAAACTTGAACAATAGCACAGTTGCTTTAGCAGCTGGTGCTTTGGAAATTTCTACTTAATAGAGAAAAACCGTCGTCTATATACGCCTACCCCATCCCCCCTGGGGATAGCCGGGGGGCCTCTCCATTATATCACACTACACGCCATGAAATAACCAGCTTTTTGCCGTCGAATCCACCATATTATCACCAAACTTGACAAATAATTCAAATTATGTTACAGTGAATCATATTAAAATACATTTCATTTGTTGATATGAACGTAACACTTGACAAAACAAATTGAATGTGTTACAGTGTATTTAACATTGAAACATTTGTTCATTGACAACGTTGGTCACGACCAACTACATAACGGAACACAGTCTCTATGATAGCACTCCATTATACAAATAGGAGAGTTATCATGAAAGAGTTAACACAGGAGATTAAACTGGAAATAGCAAGGGCCTATGGTCATGGTCTTACAACAAGTACCTATAACACCAATGTCCAACGGATAACTACCCTGAATGGATACACCATTCACGGTTGGACTCAATTCTATGAACCTTTAGATAAACCAATAGACTAACTAAAAAGGAGTGTTATTATAGAGACTGTGTTATAGAACAAAGTAGTCACAAATAGATTGCCTTGCTATTGCAAAATAAGGAGCAATATCATGGCACAAGAAAGAATTAAGTGGACCTACTTAGAAGGTACTATCCAGATAGGCTTTGAGAATACTATCCTTGATACCTATGATCTAACGATGCTCTTCCCAGAGATTGAGAAGATGACTGAAGTTCAGAGAGGATTAGTTACCTACGGATTCAAACAAAATCTTAGCGATAAGATTGCAGGGATGAAAGATTATACCATGAAGGAGAAAGTTAAGGTTATGACTGAGCGGTATGAATCCCTGGTGAAAGGAATATGGAAGACTCCTGCAAAGGAAAAGACTTCCGTTAAGAAAGAAGCCGCCAAGTTAGTAGCGGCTGGTGGACTGAGTGAGATTGAGTTGGCACTCCTGGAAAAATTAGGACTTAAATAATAACTTTAACCGGCAAGGCACTCTATTTGTGATTACTAAAAAAAAAAACAGAAAGGTCAATTTCTGACCTTCAAAAAGGGCTGGGTTGCTCCTGAAACTTTAGTTTTTCTAAGAAACTTTATTTATTTCAAGAAAGGTCAATAGTTGACTTTTTAACAAATAACAAATAACAAATTATGAAATTATCATGTAACTGCCCCTAGGGATTCGTTCCCATTCCATTGACCTTTCTGTTCTCTTTACCTTCTGTGTTACTTTTCTTCCCAGTCGTGTTACTCTCAGTTTCCTTTCTTCTTTATTAAAAAAAAAAAAAAAAAAAAAAATAAAATTTATAAAAAATAAACCTTATTTTCATATTTATTAATAAAAATTTTTTTTTTTTTTTTTCTCTTTACCACCCCCCCCCCCCCC